TGAATAAATGCACCTTGACCATCAAGCGAATCTACGTTCTCAAAATACATTTCAATTGGAAATGAAGACTTAAATTGAGAAAGACGATCTTCGCCAAGAATTTCATCTTTGGAAACTAGTGTTCTTGGAATATAAAAGAAATCTTGACCATAGATCTTTAAAGATTCTATGATAAGGTCTTCAATTAATAATTGTTCAGACCCAGTTCCATTAGTAAAGTAAACATTACGAGACATTAATTATCCCTGACATATAGAAAGAACCATCTTCTCTATAGATTCGTTTTCTACCAAGTTTAGATGCAGAAACTTTATTTCTACTATCAATATTATTCATTGAATTGTTTGTTATATTTCTAAGAGTGAGTCTATCAGAGATTTCTTTGCAGTGACGATCTTCTCTAATCCATTTACCAACTACACCAAGCATTGATTGACTCTTTTTTAATTTAGTTTCTTCAGTATCTTTTTTACCAAGCCTTCTTGTATTACCAATCAGTTTCTTTTTATGTTCTTCAATCCACTGATTTCTAATATTAGAATACATTGTTGAACTGACAGTTTTATTGCTAGTTAAAAATCTTTGCATAGCCCAAATCATTTTAGATTTCTGGTTAGAATCACCAAATTTACATAATAGTAAATGTACAATATAATGTTCTCTAGCAGTCAATACAACTAAGTTATCTTTAGTATTGTTACCACCTAAAGATTTTGGTATAATATGATGAGATTCTGTATAACAAGGTGCAGTTTTCTTCGACCATGCTCTATTTTTTGCATGATCAATAAGATTATTATACCAAAGTTGATACTTATTCATTCTAGCCAAGAAAAAAGTCAAGGGGTGCAGACTTGTTCATTAATTCGTCTTCATATTCTTTTATTTCTTCTGTTGCTTCAGCGTATAGTTTATCACCATCAAGTGTAACTCCACCTGGAAGTTGTAGACCACTAAACTTTTTAAGATTAGTGCCCCATTGTTTTTTAATTAAAGCAGTAACATAATGTTTTAACCATGGCTCGTTATAGACTTTAGACCATGTTGTTGGATCCATTGCACGATAACTTTGAACGATAATGTAATCGCCAAGAATAAAATCTGTTTGCCAGTTAGCGTCTAGATAAAGACGATTTGACATACGATTAAAGCGGAATCCTTGATGACCATTTAACTCAAAATCTAACAGAGCCAAATGACTCATTACAGTTTTGTAATAGATCAAAGAAGTTGATGTTAGATCATACAAGTCATTTAGACGTAACTGATACTGTAAATCAAAGATATTCTTTGAAGAAGATGCTTGACCCACAGATAGAATCTTTGTGACACCCCAGACATAATCTGGAATTTCAACATAACGATTATCATATTCACGTAAAGTGATTGAACTTAATGTGGCTACATGACCAGAAGAACCTGCAATAGCCTCTCCAGCTATAAATGTACCAGTCACATTTCGAACCAACAATAAAGTACCAGTAGAAGTTCTAGTGGATTCTCTACATACTTCTGCAATAGCACCAGAAGTTGCTCCAGTAATTCTTTCTGCAATACTAAAATTACCAGCAACTGAACTAGTCAAAGTTATTTCTGATGCACGAATTTGTTGTTTTAGATAGATTTGTTCTATACCTTCGTAGTGGTATAGTCTCCAATAATCTAATGCTTCATCAATACGATCTTCGACCTGATCATCATCTACGTTAATCTCAAGCACAGGTGCACCCAATGCTCTTAGAGCATATTGTTTTAATCCATCTCTTGAAGTGACTGCCATATAATTATCCTAGTGCGATTGACATTGCCACTGCTTTGCTAAGAGCCTCAGTAGCTGCAAATGATGTAGTGGCAATTTGCGTTGTATAAGTTCCTGCAGCTGCAGTTGGTGCAGTTGGAACACCAGATAGTGCAGTACCAGAAACAGTTGATGTTTGAACGACTGTTCCGTCAACTGTTGTTGTAATCGTTCCTGTTCCACTGTCTGAAATTGCAACAGAACTATCACTTTGGGAAATAGATGTTCCACCAGTGATAGAAGCCCACTGTAAACCTGTAGATGTTGATTGGAGATATTGACCTGATGTTCCTGCAGTACCACCGACAACCAGTGTTCCAGGAAGAGTAAGAGAGCCTGATGATAATATCAGACCATTTTTGACTTTAAATTCGTTTGCCATTTCGTTTCATTTTCCACGAAATGAAGACTGCTTAAGCAGTCCCCATATTAAAACAACATTAAACAACCAACAAAGTGCGTTGGATATTAATAGTTGCAGAAGTTGCAGAAGCCATTGTTACTGTTAACACAGCGTTAGTAGTAACGATGCTACTTGTAAATGTAGCTAATACACCATTTGTTTCAATGACTGCAAATTCAGTCATGTATGTATTAGTGCCGTCTTGGATAATCATGATTTCACTAACTTGGTAGTTAGAGCCTTGAGTAACTTGTACCAAGTATTTGGCAGAGCGATAAGTTGCTTTAGCCCATGAGTCAACAGTAGTTGCAGAAGTAGTTGCAACAGTTGCTTGTATGACATTATCATTAGCAACAGTAACTGCAGACGCTTGATAGTTAATAGAACTATTGAAAGACTTATTAGTTAGTGTCTCAGTTCCAGCTAAAGTAGCAAGAGTACCAGTAGTTGGTAGCGTTACGTTAGTAGCACCAGTTGATGTCAACGTAATACTATTAGCACCAGAAGTTGCTAATGTAGAACTATTAGCAAGGGTTAATGTACCAGTAGTAGTTGTTACTGTTAAACCATTAACAGTCTTATTAGTTAATGCCTCAGAACCAGCTAAAGTAGCAAGAGTACCAGTAGTTGGTAGAGTTACCGCAGTATTACCAGTTGCAGTGAACGACTGAGTATATGCGCCAGCATGCGTTACGTTACCTGCCAGAGTTAATGTGTTAGATCCATTATTAACACCAGTACCACCGTAAGTTGGACCAACAACAGTACCTTGCCAAACACCAGTACCGATAGTACCAACAGAAGTAAGAGAAGAACCAGTAACACCAGAACCTAATGTTGTAGCATTAAGTACTGAAGTGTTGTTAATCTTGAATGCTTTACCAGAAGCAATGTTCCAGTTCTCAGAAGATGTCCACTGAGTATTTGCATTATCATAAGTGATAGTTTTGTTAGTAGCACCCAACAATGTAATACCACCGCCATCAGCAGTAGTATCTGTAGGAGATGCAACTTTACCAAGTTCAACATTCTTGTCAGTAACTTGAAGAGTAGTTGATTCGATAAAAGTAGTAGTACCTTTAACATCAAGGTTACCAGTAACTGTTAAGTCATTGTTAACAGTAACAGTACCAGCTGCAGATCCAAGGTTTACGTTTGAAATACCACCAGTTGCTGCGCCAGTACCAATGTTAATAGTCTTGGTAGTTGCGCTGGCAGTAGCACCAGTAGCAATATTAGTAGTATTAGCAGCAGTGCCAGTATAACCAAGTGTTAATGCTGTAGAAGAAGCAAATGCACCAAAAGTAGCACCACCATCGATACTAGTAGTGAAAGTTGGAGCAGTTCCGAATACTAGTACACCAGTACCAGTTTCATCGGAGATAACACCAGCAAGTTCTGCTGAAGTAGTTGCAGCAAATACAGAAAGTTTGTTTGAAGTATAAGCAACAGTACCACCAGTACCAAAGGCGACAGAAGAGGAGTCAGTACCAGTGAATGTTAATGTATTTGAAGCAGTAAGAGTTTTACCATCGGCAATGGTTAAAGTAGAACCAGTGGCTGGAGTAGTAAATGCTACTTTGTTAATGCTAGTGGCAGAAGCAACACCAAGAGTAGGAGTTGTAAGCGAAGGGCTAGTTGCAAAAACAACAGAACCAGTACCTGTTGAAGCAGTCCATACTGGAGCAGCACCATTGGTACCATCGCCAGTTTGGGTCAGGACTCTAATTGATGTGGTTGTATTTGGACTTAAAAAGCTGGTTGTATCTGTATTACTTTGATACGGTAAAGAACCCAGCAATGTAGTATTATTACCGCCAGCTAAATTTGTTGCTTTAGTAGCTGAAGTTGCAGCTACAAGCAAAGAACCAGCATTATTGAATACATCTACTGTACCAATTCGTAAGCCGTCTTTTATCTTAAATGCCATTTGAAAA